TGATTATGACCTTGAGGAGCTTCAAAAGAATCCTTCCTTCAAGGCTCATGAAAAAGAGGGTTTTGTGACCGTAAAAGCTAAAAAAGTAGAAGCTGAAAAAGTGGCTGCGGACATGAACCTAAAAGATGAATCTGCTCCTTTAACTGACGCAGATTATCAAAAAGAAGACGCACCAAAAGTCGGAAATAACTAAAAATGACATCCATTACACCAACTTATGACGATGAGGCGTTTCGGAACCAGTTTCCTCAATTTGAGAATACGACACTGTTTCCACCTGCCCAGCTCGAAAGTTGGTGGACTATGGGTACAGCGTATATCAATATCGATAATAACTATCCTTGGAATTTCAATACCAAGCAGCTTCAGTTAGCAATCGATTTGATGTGCGCTCACTTGTCAGCGTCTTTTAGTCTTATCAACAACGGTGTGCCTGTTGTTGTAGTTCAAGGCTCTGCAGAGGGGTCTGTTAACGTTTCTCTAGTGCCTCCTCCAGCTAAAACTGCATTCGGCTGGTGGCTGGCAACTACTCCTTATGGAAATCAGTTAAGGGCTCTATTGAGAGTGATCGCTAACGTAGGCTTGTATATTGGTGGAAGCCCTGAAAATCAAGGATTTCGTAGAGCTGGCGGGTTCTTTGGATGAAACAACTTAATCTCGACAAGATCAAGATTGCGCTAGAGCGTGTTCCTGAAGAATTCGAGGGCATGGTAGCTCAAGTCGGCTTTCCTTCGGGGATCAATTACGAAGACGGCACTTCCGTTGCTTATGTAGCAGCAATACAAGAATTTGGAGCTCCGGCAGTTGGAATTCCAGCTCGTCCATTTATGCAGCCAACAGTCAAAGAAAAAAAAGACACTTGGACCAAGACTATTGAAAAAAGCATTCCCAAGGTAGTTCTTGGGAAAATGACTGCTTTTGACGTTTTGGATTTGGTGGGAATTCAAGCTGCTGCGGATATTCAAACAAAGATTTCAACTATTTATTCACCTCCTAATGCGCCAGCAACAATCAGGAGAAAAGGTTCATCCAAGCCATTGATTGATACTGGGCTTATGCTTGCATCGGTTCAAAATGCGGTCAATAAAACTGGGTCAGAATTTACTGGGAAAGGCTCGTAATGTTTAATGTTAGAGCTCTTGCCAACAAGAATATTCAGATCACAAACAAAAACCAACAAATCAACTGGATACAGTCAAACGGTTATGTGACCGATGACGCAGGGAAACGCACCCCTAAGACCATAACTTTGACAGTTGATGCTCAGGTACAAGCTCTTAGCGCAACCGATTTAAAGCATATTGACGGGCTCAATATCACAGGCGTAATGCGTTCTGTTTATATGTACGGCAATGCTGCTGGCGTGGTTCGAGTGGATCAGTTGGGCGGGGATATTTTGGTATTTCCTGAAGTTCCCGGTGGCTGCAATCGTAACTGGCTTATCACTCAAGTCATGGAAACATGGTCTGATTGGTGTCACGTTATCGTTACCCTTCAGGACGATTAATCATGTCAGCAACTTTAAATATTAATGACCAAGACGTATTTCGAGCGTTAGTGGTCTTTTTTAACTCCTTTTTACCTGCGGGGACTGAGGTAGTTCAAGCTCAAGATAACAGAGTCCCAATGCCTAAAAATGGCTTTGTAACCATGAATAATACGGGAATGGATCGATTATCATTTAACGTTGATAGCTATGATTCACTTTCTCAGGGTAAGTTCATTCTTACCCCCACCCAATATTCAATGCAGTTAGATTTTTATGGTTTGCTTTCTCAAGAGTGGGCTATGCAGACTATGGCATTGTTTCGAGATGAGTATGCAACGGAGATTTTCCCGCCAAATATTCAGCCGTTGTATGCGGACGATCCAGTCCAAATTCCGCTTATTGATGGGGAAGCCCAATATGAGCAACGCTGGAAATTGGTAGCGAGTTTACAATACAACCCAATCCTTTCAACGACTCAACAGTCTATGATTGCAGTGGATATTGCGCTTGCTCCAATCGATCAGACATTTAACCCCTAGGAGAATTTATGAGTACCATTCCTTTTTCGCAAGTAGTCCAAGTCGTACCGTCAGTTTTATCGGCTAATGGTGTAGCAGTTGACCTAAACGGTCTCGTGCTTACTCAAAATGCTGCTGCTCCTTACGGTTCAATCCTAACATTCGCAAACGCTGCTGGCGTTCAAAGCTACTTTGGTGCTAACTCAACTGAAGCTGCGATTGCAAATATCTATTTCAATGGATATGACGGAGGCACTCAGCTTCCCGGTACTTTGTTGATGACTCGTTATCCTGAGACAGCTATTGCTGGCTGGTTAACTGGTGGTTCATTGGCAAACATGACTTTAGGTCAACTGCAAGCTTTGACTGGTACTTTGTCAATTACTGTTGCTGGCGTTGTTAAAACATCCGGCACAATCAATTTGACTAGCGCAACCAGCTTTAGCAATGCTGCCACAATCATTCAGGCTGCCTTTACAACTCCCGGCTTCACAGTAACTTATAGTTCACAAAGCTCATCTTTCGTATTTACAACAAATACGACTGGCGCAACTCAAACTATAAGTTATGCAGCTACTGGCACTTTGGCAACTGCATTGATGCTAACTCAAGCAACTGGCGCAATTTTGTCTCAAGGTGCTGACGCAGGAACTCCTGCAACATTTATGGCTGGAATTTTGACTCAAAATCAAAACTGGGCAACATTCATGACTGCTTGGGAAGCTGTTTTAAGTGAAAAAGAAGCCTTTGCACAATGGAGCAATTCCGTTTCTCCACGTTGGTTATATGTTTGCCAAGACTCCGATCCTAACGTTTTGATCGCTTCTAGCACCACTACATTCGGTGATTACCTGCAACAAAATCAATTAATCGGATCAATGCCTATTTTTGGTGATTACACTCATGCAGCTTTTGCTTGCGGATTTGCAGCTTCTTTGAACTTTAACCGTCTCAATGGACGTGCAACGCTTGACTTCAAATCACAGTCAGATCTAGTTCCTTCAGTAACCAATGCAACTCAATACGCTGCAGTTTTGTCTAATGGTTATAACGCATACGGTGCTTGGGGATCAAACAACCCTGCAAACAATGCTAACTGGTTCTTCCCCGGCTCTGTTTCAGGTAAGTGGTTATGGGCTGATACCTATTTGAACCAAATTTGGCTCAATGCTAACCTCCAGTTGGCTATGGTTAACTTGTTGACTTCTGTTGGCGCAGTTCCTTACAACTCACAAGGTAACGGTTTGATCTACTCTGCTGCTCTTGATCCAATCAATGCAGCTTTGAACTTTGGCGCAATTCGTGCTGGCATCAACGTTTCGTCTGCTCAAGCTGCTGAAATTCAGTATGCTTTAGGATTTAACGCTGCTCCTACCATTGCTTCCCAAGGCTTCTACTTGCAGATTCTGCCAGCTACAGCTCAGACTCGTGCAGCTCGCCAATCTCCCCCTATTACTTTGTACTATCAGGATGGCGAAGCAGTACAACAAATCGTTATGGCTTCTATTGCAATTCAATAAGGAATAAATTATGTCAACAATAACCTCAGCAAATTCGGTCCTTTCATTAGCGATCAATAACTACTTCCCAGTTCCTCAAGTTATCCAAGGCTATGCGGTGGATGACGCTTTTGAAGGCGAAGCCGTACAACAATCTGAAGTCTTGATGGGCGTTGATGGCGAGCTCAGCGCAGGTAAAGTATTTGTCCCTTACAAGATGACTATTCACCTTCAAGCTGATAGCCCAAGCGTTTTCTTATTTGACGCATGGCGCAACGCACAAGATGCTGCAGTTGATGTTTTTTCTGCTAGCGGCTCAATTACGTTACCGTCCACAAGTATGGTGTATACTTTACAAAATGGCTACTTAACAATGGCAACTCCGTTTCCAGCTGTTAAAAAGACATTGCAACCAGTAGTGTACGAGATTACTTGGCAGCGCATTATTGGCGGTCAAATCTAATATGGCAAATTAAAAATGGCAAGAAAAGAAGCGACATTCGTAGCGGACGCAGGACGTGATAAGGGCAAGCAATTCCTTATCACTGAAATGTCTGCCTCACAAGCTGAGAGCTGGGCTTTCAGGGTAATTCTCGCTATCGGCAATGCTGGTATTGAGATCCCGGATAACCTAGCTGCTCAGGGAATGGCGGGTCTTATGGCGGTGGGCTATATGAACCTTCTCAAGATTCCATTCGAGGCTGCAAAGCCTCTTTTGGACGAAATGATGGGATGCGTTCAAATAGTCCCGTCTGCCAATGTTAAGCGTCCATTAATTGAAGATGACATCGAGGAAGTAAAAACTCGACTATCCCTGCGTAAAGCAATTTGGGATCTGCACATGGATTTTTTTTTAGACGCAGACAAGTCGACTTCGGAGTCAGAAGCGCAAGCACAAGCAACAATCGGCTCGTTGAGTATCAAGCCACCCCGAAAACGATAGCAACAGTAGTCTCGTCAAGACTGGCTACCCTCCATGAACTTGATACTGTCTATGGTGTTGAGGATATGTGGATACTCCTTGAGATTCATGCTGTTGATCGGCATAATGCTTATATAGTGAATCAAAAATAATGGCAACGGTCATAGACAGTTTATTAATTGAGCTTGGATTAGATACATCCAAGTTTGATGCTTCTCAAAAGAAGTCCGTAGAGGAACTTCGCAAGTTTGACGAGCAAGCCCAAAAGACGGCTAAAAATACTCAGCAAGGCTCCAAAAACATTGGTGACGGTTTTGAAAAGGCTCGGAATGCCCTAGTTTCCCTTGGAGTCGCTTTTGTCGGCATAAAAGGTTTTACGAACTTTGCTCAGCAAACGACAACGACCAATGCAGCTCTTGGTCGAAATGCTCAACTATTCCAAATGTCTGCCCGAGAGCTCGATGCTTGGGGCGGTGTTTTAAAAACAGTAGGCGGTGACGCTGAAACCTTTCAGTCATCCATTCAAGCGATGCAACAAGGGATTGCTGGCATTAAGCTGGGTGATGCTGCCATTCTTACGCCATTGGCACGATTGGGGGCATTGGCTGCGGTAGACATCAATAAAGGTACTGTCGACATTTACAAGTTGGCAGATGCTTTAAAACGCTTTAAAGCGGAAAACGGTGAGCAGCTTACGCTGACCTTAGCTCAGCAGCTAGGAATGAATAAAGAGACCTATATGGTCCTTTCTCAAGGTGCTGACGCAGTTCATAAGCTTTATGACGAGCAATACAAGCTTTCAGGCGTAACTGAGCAAAATACCAAAAATGCCCAAAAGCTGCAGCAGCAATGGGCTGAAACCAGTCAAGCATTCTCCAAGGCAAAAAATGCCTTAATGGACGAGCTTTATCCTGCATTGAGCGCAACTCTCCAAGGCGGGACGGCTTTCTTTGAAGGGTTTGTCAATGCCGATAAAAAGCTGGACGGATTCCTTTCCCAGTTAACTTTGATTGGGGGCGCAGCTTTAACTTTGCAAGGCGCACTGTCTTCTTTGAAGATTGTTGGCGTATCCGTTGGAGAGGGGCTCACAGCAGCGTTTTCTAAGCTCTTTGGGGCTGCTGCATTGCTATTCCATAGCGAAGGCTTAAACAAAGGTGAAGACGAGGAAATTGCTCGTATTTATGCAGCTCAAGACAAGGCTTCAGGAAAAGGCGGTGCTGCTTCCGGTCTTCCTCGCAATATGCGAAATAACAATCCCGGAAATATTGAGTACGGTGATTTTGCTCGTAAGCATGGGGCGACTGGTAGCGATGGACGTTTTGCCATTTTCCCTGATATGAAGACAGGTCAGGACGCTATGGCTTCCTTGCTTATGTCTTATGCAAAAGGCGGTACAAATACTATCGCTGGAATTGTTAGTAAATGGTCTCCTGCTGGCGATAACGGTGCAGCCAATACGAATGCGTACATTGCTGACGTTGCTAAAAAGACTGGAATTGATCCTAATAAACCGTTAAGCATGGGCGAATTGGCTGCAGTGCAGCAAGCAATGTCTGCTCATGAAGGAATGGTCGGAGCCAAAGCAACGGCTCCAGTTGGTGCTGGCGGTGGCGCAGGAACCAACGTACAAACCAATATCAACACAATCAACGTACAAACTCAAGCTACTGATGCCAATGGCGTTGCTAATGGCTTGCGTGGTGCGTTGCAAAATAATTCTTTGATTAATCTAGGCGTACAGGGAAATAGATAATGCCAAATATTCCTTACCCTAATGTCCCAGCTTTACCCGGAGTACCCGCTT